TGCATCGAGTGATACCGACGACGTCGACACCGATGATGACCTTACCAGTGTCCACCTTGACCTGGTCGACGTCTTCGATGCACACGCCGACCAGGATCTGCGTACCAGCGGTAGCCACGTCGACAGTCCAGGCGGCGGTCATCTGAACTACCTGACCGCGAATGTACGCCTTGCCCGTAGTGGCCTTGAAGCCCTTAGTGAGGATGTGGTCAGCCATGGCTTAGGCCTCCTTGAAGGAGTAGGAGCTCTGCCGGTACGCTTCGTACATGGCGGGATCGTGGAGAGCGATCCGCTCGGCCGCATCGGCGAAGGACAGGTTAGCGTCCTTGCCCTGCAGGTCCTTGATCGCCTTGGAGAACGCATCGTCAGCGTCCTGACCGTTCTGGTCCTGACCACCCTGTCGGCCAGTCTCCGTCAGCTTGACGAAACCAGTCTTCTTGAGCGTACCCATGGCCTCGAACAGCTTGGGCACGTCGACAGTCTCGCCGGCCAGAGCGGCAACCAGCTGCTCCTCGACCGACGGCGGAAGGGCGGCAACGCCGTCCGACAGCATGGCGATCTTGGAACGAACCTCAGACTCGCGAAGGCGCTTGTCAGCCTCGTCAAGACGCTTGTTGGTCTCGGTCAGCTTGGTCAGCAGACCCTTGATCGCCGGGCTGCTCTCCGCCAGCTTAGCAAGGACCTTGTCCTCTTCAACGGGCTTGTCGTCGTCCTCTTCCTTGGCAGGATCGACGGGAGGATCGGTTGGGGGAACAACCGGGTCCTTCTTCTCCGGGTCCTTACTCTGCTGCTCCAGCTTCGCCCGAACTTCCGCGTCCGTGGCGTCCTCGGACAGCTTCAGGAGCTTCCGGAGCTCCTTCGGGTCCATGGGGCCTCCTGATGGTTGGTCGTCCGAGAAAAGCTCGGACAGATTAACGGGAAGGATGTCCTTCAGGAATGGCCTGTTTGTCAGGGCCCCTCCGAAGAGAACGTTCTGGTGCTTCGCGCCCGTCTTGGGATGCTGCCACTCGTCGGTGAACTCCGGACTGAAGTACCTGTACTCCTTGTTCCGAATCCGCTCAGCGGCTTTCTTCGTCCACTCGACCTTCAAGTTCAGGCCCTTGTCGGTGGACTCAGCGGCTTGCACCCAGCCCGCAGCTTCGGCAGTCTGTTGCTTGTGGTCGTAGTCAATGTCAAGGTCCTGCCCGCGAACCTTGTTGTTGACGTTGTCCGCAAACTGCTTGAGCTTGTCTGGCGTGAAGTCGATCTTCCCGTGGACGGGGTGTTCGTAGGATCCGAGTGGCATTGCCTGGATAGTCGATACATTCTTGTCATCGAGCCTGACATTCGCCATGTCGACCCAGAACCCGAAATTGCCCACGTTAACCTCCTTCTTGTCTTATTATAGCGCTTACCGTTGGACTTCTCACGTTGGTCAAATTTACCGAACGATAAGTGTCCCTACTTCGTCCATTGGAGTCTTGACACCATGGGTAACTCGAACCCAGATAGAATACCTACCGGGAGAAAGTCCTGTGATAGTATACACAGCCAGATACAGATCGGGCATGTCGCCAGGCTGGTCTCGTACGCCCCATTCACCTGCAGACCAGGTAGTGTCTACAACCGGAACAGTATACTGAGGCAAGATAGCAAAGTGCACAGGATCGACTCGAGGATCGATCTGCACTCCGTAATCCTTGGCAGAGACCGTGACTTCAATATCCTCTGACGCTATACCAGTCACTTCAATTACATCGTTGGCCATAGTCATCCTCCATGACTTCTTGAGGTCACCAATTCTCCAACCCTTTTTCGAATCGGAGAAAGTCCATGACTTCTTCAGGTCACCGAACTCGAAGTCCCATTCTTCTTGTGTCGGAACCTTGATACTCGGAAGGTCACGTAGACCCGTCGAGTCCGTAACGAACCTTGTATACGATGCAGCTCGGGTAAAGAAATCAGTGATACCTGTATTGTCAGTGTATGAACGGTACCACGTTCGTGCTTGTGAAACATTGTCAACCATTGATAGAGCATCGTTGAAGGTACGACTGAACCTTATAGTAAATGAAACTGGATCGGTCAACCCTGCTGAGTCATTGTACAGACGGTTGAACGAAGATGACCTGATCGTATTGTCTCGAAGACCGGTGGCATCCGTGACCGTTCGGCTAAAGACCACAGGGGTGCTGACTGCATCACTGAGCCCGATTGAACTTGCAACCGTGCGTGCAAAGGTCTTGGTTATTGTATCTGCCAAGCCTGCCGCATCGTTTATTGTCCGCATATGGTACAGGGAAATGATTACCTGATCAGCCAGCCCACTGTTGTGGGTGACCGATCGCTGGCTGACCAGGGATGTAACGACGTTCTCCGCCAGCTCCGTATCATCAGTCCAAGCGAACTGACGTCGGCGGTGAACGTCAAATTGATCCGTCAGGCTGACCGTATCGGTAGCTATAACCTCCAGGCGGTAGAGGTTCAGCACGACATCGTCTTCCAAAGCTACAGAGTCGGACAGAGATCGACTCTGGCTCTTCGTAAGACTATCAGTCAGCCCGACGGAGTCTGTGATTGGCCGAGCGAACCGGAGCGAGGTCTCTATCGAGTCCGTCAAGCTCTCGGGATCGGTTCTCGACCTGTTGAACGAAGTCTGTGTGATGACTGTGTCGACGATCGGAAGGTACTCATCGCGACTACGAGGCATCGTTAGGGAAGAGAATGCCTGGTCTACTAGGCCGGCATTCTCTTCCAAGGTACGTGCAAGACGCTTGCTTACTTCATCTGCTAGTCCAGCATCATCATCTGCTAGTCGATTGAAGAGGACTTCGCTGGCAGATTCGTCAACAAGTCCGACGCTATCATTGATGGTCCGGTGAAGGACTCGAGTAGCTTCGTCAGATAGATCGACGGAGTCACTGACAGAACGTTGGAGAGATTTGATGACGGAGTCGGTAAGGGCAACAACGTCGTTAGCCACTCGGGCAAAGCTGCTGGCGCGAATGGTATTGTCGGTAAGTCCAGTATCATCTGTCGGTACTCTCGCATACTGGACGACCAGACTTGCTGAGTCGATGAGTCCAGCAGCATCTGTGACAGGTCGGTTGAACGTGACTGTTCTAGTGAAGTCATCATCTAGTCCCGCATCTTCGTCTTCACTGACGAACGCCGTCTTGGTCTTGGTGAAGCTATCAATGAGGCCTACGTTGTCATCGATAGTCGGCCCAGCAGGATGCAGATCCGTAATGAAGTTATCGACTAGACCGGCATCGTCATTGTGAGTCCGATTGTTAGTCGAGGCTCTAATGACAGTGTCGATAAGCCCTGCATCATCGGTAACAGCCTTCTGCAACCGAATGGTAATGTTGTCGCTCAGGCCTAGTGTATCATTAACCGACCTGATACTCTGCAATGACCTGACAGTGGTATCACTCAGGCCTAGAGTTTGTGACTTCGTGTACGGAGCAAGCTGAGTGACACTGACGCCATCGAGGTAACAGACTACGGTGCTAGTAGCAACATCCGTATTAGTCCAGATCTGGATCTGAATACTTCGGAGCGGCTCACCTGCGGTAACCGTGCCTACGTGCTCGTACAGTAGCCAAGTGTCACGAGTAACTGCACCGGCAACAGGATTCAGGAAGGTGAAGTCAAGGGCCGATTCGAAGATGTTGTCGCCGGCCCCAGCTACGGCGACTGCAGAGAAATCCAGGGCTGTAGGGATCCAGAGCCAGAAGCTGACCTTGATTAGTGTGCCAGCAGCAACTACATCCATGCCAAGTGTCGGAGAGTACGACGTAGCCGGGTTGTATGTAGTACCGACTCCGGCCCCAGCAAGGATCCTTAATGACGCCGAACCGAACTTAGCTTGTGTCGTTGATCTAGCAGCAGTCCAGACAGTGGCTCCTGCTGATTCCCATCCATCTGCGTTAGTCTCGAAACTCGGGTTGACGACCGCATTAAGTGTAGTCATCGGCTGTCACCCGTCCTCTCGCTACTCAGCGCGCGCGCTCACGATAATATAGACTCTGAGTTAGACTGCGTCTATAAGCGTCTAACCTTAGGAACATATCGCTTGAGCAGCTTAGCTAAGCCCTCTTGATCCTCGAGTTAGACGCTTAGATAGACTTAGCTATCAGGCGCCAAGCATTTTGTGGTTCCAGGTGATGACCAGCACGTCGGTTGCGGTCTTGTTGATGGCCGAGAAGATGACTCGGCTGATAGTGTTCGCAGCCGTGCCTGTGAGGTTGGAGGCGACGTTGTTGCAGATCGTGGCTTCGGTCAGCGCTGCATGAGTACCGACACCAGCGTTCCAGGTGGTCCGGTAGATGATATTCCACCCAAGACCTGTACCGAGGTTAGCAGTCTGCGGATACGAGGCATCGAAGGCAACGTTCGAGCCAGAGAGGTAAGTGACCAGGTGAGCGCCAGCACCCGCCTTGGTTTCCGCAGTTGCGCCAGAGCCGAGCTTCATACCATCGGCCTCAGTGGGAGCCGAAGCATTCGCCGGATTGATGGCGACGATGCCCATCTTGGCGTAGTACTCGTCACCGACATCGGTGATCTTGTTCTTGACAACCTCTTCGAGCTTGATGTCGCCGTTCTGGTCGAACAGCTGAATCTGCACTAGGCCAGTCAGGCCAGTTCCGTCCGTAGTCACTTTTATCCTCCTATGCTTAGTAGCCGTGCGCCCTTAGCCCGATTGCACGGGAGGCATCCTGTCTGTACGTTGTAGTAGGCATGGGCGCCACCTGCTACAACGGGTATAATGTGGTCGAGCTCCATCTTCGCGAAGGGGACGAAGTCACCATTACAGACCAACTTAATGCGACAGTGACCTTCGTCTCGTCCCCATACTACCTGACGGTCGATATCTTCTACGAAGGCTTCCACTAGAAGACGATTTCTTTTCTCCCAGTACACTTGCCGAGTAGTAGTCCAGCCGCCATGCTTCTTTACATTGGCTGCGTGCTTCTCAGGATTAGCAGCACGCCAAGCTCTCTGCTTGTCATGGTACCTGCCATCCGCGTGAAGCTCCTTCATGTACTTAGCCTTGCACTTCTTGCAGCGACCTTCACCCTTGTAGAATGACTCAGGAGACTTCATCTCGCGGCACTTACTACACTGCCACAACATCTTAGCGGCCCCCTGATCGGTCTTGCCCGCCAGTGCTCTTAGGAGGCTTTGCTGTGGGCTTGGTTTGCCTTGGAGGTCCTACTCTAGCTGGCTTTGCTGGCTGGAGGCGGGGAGCCTTCTTACGACCCCCCTCAGTGCCGTCATCAGGTTTATCCCCGCCTCCAGCAGGATCCCCTTCATCGGCATCCTTATCCGGCGCGCCTTGCGGGGTGGGTGTGGCACGCGCCGTCTCGGGATCACGTCTCGGAAGATCCATTTCTTCGCGGAGCAGGTCCTCGAGTGGGTCATCTGGAGTGATGACTCCCGCGCCTACAAGGTTCCTAACCGCGAAGGACATAGTACGCCAATCGGCCTGCTCACCAATGCGCCTCGCCCGGAGTCGCGGATACCCGGTCCGCAATGTCGAGTAGTTAAAGTCGCACAGCTGAGGAATGGCGTACTTATTAAAGACATCGGTGACGATATCGGCAATGAACCTTGTAGCCTTGAGGAACATCGTCTGGTCCTCTTCGGCGGTAGCATTGGTGCTACCCAACCAAGCAGCCAGGATGTTCTTCTCGATCTCCCGGTCATGGTGCTCGACCGACTCGAGGGCATTCACTGGCTGGCCCTGGAGCTTGGCGAACTCGATCTCCCACATCGGCGGCAACACCACGTGCGCCCGCTCGTTGGTTCGAAGGTTTCTGCCCAGCTCGTCGGCAATTGTCTTGTCGGTGTCCTTGAAGTTCGGCGGCAGCTTGATGATCGGGACACCAATGCCGTGCCGTTCCTTCTGGATGGCATCGATCTTGTACAGGTTGTCCTTGTAGTACCAGTGCTTGAAGGCCGAACGCAGAACCGGAATCCCTTCGATGTTACCGGCTTCCTTATCGAAAGTGAAGACCAGCAACTTCTCGATCGGGATCTCGACCTCCTGGAGCAACGGCCCTTGAATGAAGCCACCCTGCCAGGAAGTATCGTTCTTAACCTGCACCTGTGGAGCGTACATGACGACGCTCTTCGGTCCGCCGTTCTCGTCGAACTTCCATTCCTTGACATCCATCGGATGCCTCGGAGCCAACTTCTTCCAGACTATCTTCCGCTTGCCTTCGATCTGCCGAACCTGAAAGACCTTCTCGAACATGTAGTAGCCGAAGTCGACCATCAACAGAGCCTCAGTCAGAAGCTGAGGCCAGGAGATCGACATGTGTTCGGTGAAGCACTTCCAGACGTAGTCCGCAACGTTCTTATCCCGAGTGGAGTCACTCGCTGGTTCGACGTACCAACGGGCAGCCAGGACAGGCGTCTTGATCATTCTCAAGGTTGAACGGACGGTGGCGTCGCTGCGACGCATCTCGTCGTACTTCTGGAGACCCTTGAGCCCAATCAAGGCTCGGTTGTATTCCGTCCTCGTCCAGGAGGTGAAAGGGCTCGGGCTCGTCGACCCAATCTCCCTCGTCGCTGTGCCCGTTATTGCGGCAGCAGACAACCCAGTCGCCGGTTCGGTAGGGGCCACAATTATATATGGTACTCCCCCATCGCCAGCCAGTCGATCTGGACTGTGAACGGACACTACCTCGTAGCCATCGCCCAAGACCTCGGACAGTGTCCGCTCGGGTCCCTCGTTCGAACTGACCACAGGGGTCTCAGTCTTAGCCATCAGAAACTCATCCCTTGAGTAAAGAGGCCAGCCTCAGCCTTTATCAGGCCACCGGGGCTCGTCGGGAAGGTCTTGTCTTCTTGCCCTATGCCTATGCTACTGGAATGGTTCTGCATGTGTCCGTACACTTCATCCAGGTGGTGTGCACCAAGCCGGAACAGATGCACTAGCCCGTATCGGAGGGCATCGATACCGTGGTCCGATATCTTCTGACCCATCTCAGGCACATTCCGACCCTTGATCGGTTCATTCGATCGGTAGTTCGACATCTCCTTGATGAACTGGGCACAAGCATGGTCGACGTAGAACCGCGGACCATAAGTCGGCGTGCCATATTCATCGAAGCTTATTTCCAAGTCAGGCTTCATGAAGGATCGCATCAAGTCGATGCCATCCCGCCAGTTAGACTTGGCATCAGGGTCAGCCCAACACGGTACCAGGTTCTGGCTAATGTACTGGGCGGCCTCAGGGTCTGCGGCATCTCCGAAGGCCAGATCCAGGTGGTAGCCTTCCGGCTGCTCTCTGGCCTTCAATATCCTTACGTGTTCGGACAGTTGAGTGTAGGCCTTGTAATGTACTCGCCAGACCCGAATGGTATCCCACGGCCCGATTTGAAACTCAATGGCCGCTAGAGGGTTCGTATAGCCCCAGTCGAAGGCGATGTAGTTGGGCAGCTCAGGGATGAATGGCACCTGGGTGACATGGCTTGTCTCATCCCACTCCGGAAAGATCTTACCGACGAAGGAAGCAAAGTCGGCGCCGATCTCCTGCTCGAAGTACTCCGGGGTCAAAGTACGTTCGAGCAAGATGATTTCCGGATCAGTACGTCCCTCGGGGTACACGACTTTATTAGCCCAGCTGGGGAATTTCCACGATTCGTAGTCGGGAAAGTCTGGGTTCTGCCCATACCGCCACTCATCGTACAGCCAGTTAAACCCTTCTGGCGTCGTCGGGAAGTCGGCAAAGCCTCTGCGGTCCGCGAGAGAGGGACGGACGAACCGCTCCCACGTTTCCTTCTTCTGCTTCGCCGCTTCCGACATAATGACACCATCAAGGGCCTCACCAACCAGAAACTCCGGGTGGTCAGCAGATCTCACTTCTAGCCGTGTACCCCAAGGGAACTCTATATACATATCACCCACTCGCTTGGAGTAGGCTTTTTTCACCCGCTTGTCTCGACCCAACGCTTTACCGACAATCAGGTCATCCCAGACAACACGGAATTCTTTCTCGGCAAGGTCGTACGTGGGTCCGACAATCCAAAAGCGCTTCTTCGGCTGGAATAGCTTAGGCTCCAAATCCCTGCCGGCCATAGTACTCTTACCGAACCGTCGGCCACAAACCGGCAGCCGAAAGCGTGCCTTCGATCGGTGGAAGCGAACCTGCTCAGCGTGCGGCTCGTACCCGATCGAGGCAAAGAACGCTTCCTGCGTAATGCCCGCCATATGCTTAGTGCCTGACTTTAGGTAAGAGAAAAACAAGACAGACATTCCGGCCTAGCCTGACACCATGGACATGGATCCCCAATCAGGCTAGGCCGGAATACTAGACACGCTTGTTGGCGTGCTGCTCTGCATTGCTGGTCATGTCGGCCAAGAACTGCGCCAGCGGGTCTACCCCGTCGGTGTCTTCGCCAATCTTGCCCAGCACACGATCGGTGATGTACGTCGCAGCCCGCAATGCAACCTGCTCGCTGTTCGCATGGGCAGCCAGATGCGCGATTCGAGAAGCTGCAAGTGGCGCCTGCTCCATAAAGATTCGCCGCGCCAGTGCCGCATTGTCCTCGTCGCTATGCACCTGCTTCTCCATGTTCAGAGCCGCCAGCGCATCTTCGGAAACCCAGTTCGGATCGTTGTAAGCCATTCCTCTCGCACCTCCTCTCTCGTCTGCTTCTCTTATTATATCGCATCCTGATCGGAAAGTCAACTTGGTCCTTCAAAGGGGAAGATGTTATCCAAGGTAACACATGGAAATCCTAAGGCAGTGTGGAGGACCCTCGGGTTATTTTTTTCATCAAGATCCTACTGTAAAATATAGTTATAAATAAAAAAAAAAAAAAAGTTAAAAAATTACTACTACTCTATTACTACTACTTAACTGTTACTTCTTAACTTAATAAAAACTCTTACTACTATACAGTCTATACTACTCCGTATAACTAGTAGAAAGTAGATCCGGATAATGTTCGTAAATAAGACTTACGATTCGATTAACGAGCAGTACGCGAAAGCGACCGAGACTCGTAGAGCGAATCGAACGAATCTAAAAGTAGACGGAAGAAGAGTACCGCCGAGCTGGCGGCTCGACGAGATAGCCGACCAGAAGCTAACTGCCGGATATAACAGTAAGAATAAAAACTGTAGCGTCTGTTTCGAAAAGAAGAGTTTAACCGGATCTTGTTACTGTACTATCTAGTAGTTAGTACTAATCTAGTCTAGTACTAGACTAGTACTACTTACTAGAAGGTAAGTAATAGTAGAAAAGAGAAGGCTATGTCGGAACTCGTAACTCCGTACGCTGCCGCGAAGATCGTAAACGAGATCCTTACGGAGGTCGGAATTAAGAACATTCCGCCGCAGATGGTCTATAACTACGTCGGAAAGGGTTATATCGCGTCGACCGAGATCGCCGGTAAGAAGAAGGTTTCGATCGAAGACCTGCAGGTCTGGATCGAAAAGTACCTGGCGAAGAAGGGTATCGTAATCGAGAAGACCGAAGAGGTTAGCGAAGAAGAGCAGGCCGAACTCGACGAGGACGCGAAGATCCTTTCGGAACTCGAAAGCTAGGATCTAGGAAGTAGGATCTAGAAGGTCTAGAATAACTAGACCTTCTAGGTCCTACCTGCTAGAAGGGAAAGTAAAATGGTAAGAGAATCCGAGACGTTCGCTGAGGCCGTCCGAACCGCAGTTAAGAACTGGGAGTCCGGTCAGGTCGAAGAGACGATCGAAGAGACGATCGTAACTAAGGTCGCCTACTACCTGGAGACGAGCGGTTACGAGACGGACGCGCTCGACGACGGCGACGTCTACAGAATGTACGATCTACTGAAGGTAACGGAAGATACCTTCGAGAATGAAGAGGACTCCGAGATGTCCTGCGGGATCCTGGATCCGAACTTCAGGACTTCGGAGAACGTAGAGATCTAGGAAGTAGGATCGAGGAGGTCTGTTCTAGACCTCCTTAGGTCCTACCTGCTAGAGGGTCTAGTAAGGTAAGAAGGGTATTACCATGAAGAAGCAGCTCCTGACCCTCCTCGTCGGAATCGTCGTCGGAGGCGGGGTCTTCGGAGCCGGCCAGGCGATCGCTGCTCCGGCGAAGCCGAAGCCGTCCGCGTACTGCAAGGTCGCCGACATCGGAAAGAAGGTCTGGTATACTACGCCGAGCGGATCCTCCAGGTACCAGCTGAAGTGTACCAAGAAGACTACTCAGGCCTGGAAGCGCGCTTCCTAGTAAGTAGTTAGGTAGGTACTCGGAGAGAGATAGTCTCCGAGTACCATCCTACCTACTTAGGAAGGAAGGTAATGTCCGAGAAGCCGAAGTTGACTTCGGAACAGTTGTCATTACTGATGATGGCGTCTAAGGATCGAGAGATCCGCCAAACCTCTGTCCCTTCTAAGCGCCAGGTGCGTAACTTGGTCGAGAGGAGGCAGGGACATCGGTTGACCTCGAAGCGGATGCAGCAGATCTTGAGGCAGACGCCAAACGGGGTAAGGGCGGCGTACCAGACGCCTAAGCAGGCGGCCGCGGGACATCAAGGGATTAAAGTTCCGAAGCCGCATGCCTTCTGGAAGGAGGGTCTGGACGAGACCACGAGGAACGTTGGTCCGAGTGACCTCGACCAGAACTACCACTCCGGAAAGAACACAACCTCGGTTCGAGGGTACTGAACCACAGGGGTGCAGTTCGAGGTACGATCCGCCTAGTCGTAAGGGTTAACTTCGATCCCTAGAGCTCGCATGAGTTCGGGATCGTCCTCTGTGTCGACGTGACGAGGGGGGCTGGCCGAGCGCAGGTACATGCTGGTCAGCTCCGCGTCAGGAAGAGGAGCGAGTCCGTTCTCGAAGTACCACTGCTTGATGTCTTTGAGGTCGACGTTCTCGGCTCCGACTCTTTTAACGTGGGCCTTGATGTCCGCATCGAGAACGGATGCACGCTCTTCCGGATGAAGGTATCCGGGATCCGCCTGACGCTTACGGATGGTGTAGTTCTGACGGACGCGGATGCGCTGATGGTTCTTGCAGTACCCTTGACCAGGCTCCTTTGGTTCGTAACGGGGCGGAAGTTCCTTACGGCAGTCAGGGCAGTATGGCTGGGTAGGTCTACCAGCCTTACGTAGATAATTATCGGTCATACTTCTATTATACCGGAGGTCCTAAGGACTTATCAATACGTCATATGGATAAAAATTAGTATAAATAAGAGATACATGTGAACCGTATCTCCTCTTATCTAACATCAAGATCCTAAGAAAGACACTCTCTTTAGAATACTTCCTCTTTCTCTTTCTTTCTCTTATTTACACACACTAAGAATACTACTATGAGAACTACACAACGAGTATGGTAAATAGGGACCCAGCGATCTACCTGTGTGTTCTCGTAACGACATTTAGTAAGAGATACGTTATCCGATTGGTTGCACGAGATCTCGAGTTCTTTTTTCCAGATACCAGGTATTCCCCGAAGAACCCAAGTTGATCCTAGCTGTTCCGTAAGAGAAGATCTTGAAAAAGAACTCCGATTGGAGGCTAGAAGGGTCCTCTCGACCTGCTATAAAATAAAAAGAAAAGACCAAATCTAGGAGTTCGGAGAGTCGGTATCATGAGTACTCCCATCCAGTACAATGAGTACGTCCTCAAGGTCATCGAGGGCTGGGATGAAGGTCAGACAGAGTCAGACATAAGGCCGATCCTGGTCGCTCGGGTCGCCTACTACCTGTACATTAACGACGCCGAACTCGACGAGAACAACAAGTACGTGGACTACGATGACGGACAGATCTACAGCATGTACGACCTGCTGAGAGTTCAGGAAGACACGACCGACGAGGAAGTCCTCAGGATGATGGTACAAGGTTAGGCTAGCTGAACGAGTTAGAGGCGTCTGACCTAAGATTCAGGCGACCTCTTGTCCGTTCAGAAGGGAAAAAGATGGCAGAACAGAAGGATCTCCGGGCTTGTTGTACCCAGGTCGTACAGGATCAGGTGCACAACTTCGTACTCGATGCCGTGCTCCGTATGGGCGAGAAGACGTCGACACCTGATGGAGGGCTCTCGTACCTCCAGATCGACGCGATCGACTACGTGACCGAGTACTTGGTCGGTCACAAGATGGATCTGGGACGAGGTGACGAGCAGGGAGTCTTCAGGCTCTACGAGTTCGCCCTGTGGATCTTGCCGACCACCCTAGTGCGGGGGCATCAGACCAGGCACAGGCCGAAGGCTAGTGACGCCATTCCAGGCAGCAATCTGCACATTACCGGCTAGTTAGGCTCCAGCGTACATCTTTTCCTATCGGGGGTAGAGATGTACGTTGGCTGACTTACTAGAAGGAGGAGTG